TTAGTGGGCGAAAGCCCAGCTCAATTTGCCGTTATCCGCGGTCAGCTTATCCAATTTCTTTTGATTCACTTTGTTACGCGCACCAAGACGCTCTGCCGTCAGCGGGCCGCTATCGCTCTGCGCAATTACCGTCTCTTTCGGCACGCGGGTGATCTTCTCAGCGATGATTTCCACGGCTTTGGCATAGCCGCTGCGATTGCTAGGGTCAAAGTTCTTCAGCGATAGCTGAGTTTCCAGCCATTGGCCCCAGAAGAATTCGAGGAACGGCGGCGGATTCTGCTCTTTCTCAAAGCCAATATCGCGCACGAAGTAGACCAGCGAGCGATATTCATCATTCTGCATGTGCTGGCGACCGAGCTCTTTGGGCAGCGCATCCGGGTTAATTTTACCGGATGGCGTATCCAGCCACACCAGATGAGCCGCCACCATTTTTTGCCAGAACGCCGGCATGGTTTTCAGGCTGCGGAAGTCATCAGTAATGCGCACCTGCACCGGCGTGTTGAGGCCGGCGATATCGGCGAAATTGCTGAAAGTGTGATGACCATCGGTAAGGTACAGCACGTTATCCGGCGCGATTACCGCGGTTTTCATCGGGCCCGGATCGCTACCAACCGGCGCTTTACAGCTGAAGCTGCTGGGATGCGAGAGGCGTGATTGCGCATCAAATTTATCCACGCCCTTCTGACCCATGCTTTCGCAATAATCATCAAACAGCTTTTTCGGTTCGGCTTCATAACGATGCTGCTTGTAATCCAGTTGACGATAACCAATCGCCGCCTGCGTGGGATGCAGCTGCGCCAGCTGCACTTGCACAATGTCTCCGGCTTTGATGTCGGTGGGCAGCGCGGCGGATGCCTGTCCGGCTGACCATAACAACGCCAGAATTGACCATGGTGATCTTCTCATTCCCTCTCCTCAAATCGCCTGTCACAGACGCGCACAATAGCATTAGTATTGTGTCCTGCATATTGGCTACGATTGAATACAATTGACTGATCCCTTCCAACACCTTGCTAGCCCGCTACTTATGTCTTGGTAACGATTGCTACCGATTGGTGAAAGCCTCATTTTTTTGTCGGTATCTTTGACGGTATTGACCAAATTGGTTACTCTCGCGTTTTTTACCGTCACCAGATTGGTGGTGGTTTTGTGCTGGAGTTTCCTCATGCTGACAGATACCAAACTTAAAAACCTCAAACCAGCGGATAAAGCCTACAAGGTAACGGACCGTGAAGGGCTGTATGTTTCCGTTCAGCCAGGCGGCACTATTTCTTTTCGATATGATTATCGGTTCAACGGGCGCCGCGAAACGCTGACGATCGGTAAATATGGCTCTAACGGTATTAGTCTTGCAGAGGCACGCGAAGAACTGAACGCCGCAAAAAAACTCATATCCGCTGGCGAGTCACCTGCTGCCGCCAAAAAATATGGCAAGCTTCAGGCTTCCGGCGTTGAGAGGCTGGAGGAATTCATAGAGAAGTATATGCAAAATGTCCGCCTGGCAGACAGCACACGCGCCATGAGGAAATCCGTTATTGATCGGGACATCATTCCAAACCTCGGCAAAAAGCTAATGACTGAGGTCAGCACTCGCATGGTGAGGGATTTGTGCAACAAAATTGTGGAACGCGGAGGGAGGTCTACTGCGGTGCAGGTGCGGGATATTATTTCCTACGTATACCGGTACGCCAATGATCAGGGGTATGAATATAAATGCCCTGCCAAAAATATCAGAGCTAACTCAATAGCCAAGTTTACGCCGCGTAAATCTGCAATGAAGCCTGCAGAGTTAGGGATATTTTTCCGAACCATAAAAAAAGTGCAGACGATGGAGTCCTTAAAAATCGCGCTACGTTTTATAGCTATCACCCTGGTTAGGAAAAGTGAGCTGGTGGCAGCTGACTGGGCAGAGTTCGATCGCGAAAAAAAATTGTGGTCCATTCCCGCGGAACGCATGAAGGCAAGGCGCCCACACTTAGTGCCTATGTCAGATCAGGCAGAGGTACTTTTAGCAACATTAAAAATTTATTCTGAAGGAAAGGGTTTATTGATATCTGGCAGGTACGATTCTAGCAAAACGATCTCTAATTCTACTCTCAACCGCGTTATGAACATCACTATTGATACCGCAAGGAAAGAAGGGGAGTCGATTGGAGATTATTCGGTGCATGATCTGAGAAGAACCGCCAGCACGCTTTTGCATGAAGCGGGCTATCCATCAGACTGGATTGAAAAGTGTCTGGCCCATGAGCAGGTTGGAGTGCGTGCGGTATACAACAAAGCAGAATACCTTCCGCAACGCACGTACATGCTGCAGCAGTGGGCCGACATGGTGGATGGGTGGATAGATGGGAGTCTTGACGATCTGGTACCGTTCTCGCCGCTGAAGTTTGAGCAGTGGATGAATCAGCGTTCGGCGTGATCGTCGAGAGTGTGCAATGCCAGCCTGGCTGAGAGATAACACAGACCGGCCGGCAGCCAGAAAAGACAGATAAGAATGGTTGCCGGTGAGTGCGGAGCATCCTCCAGTTTGCCGAGCAGGTAGGCAGCGATTATCAGGTAGAGCGTGAAGATGATCATGCTGCCGCTCCCTGCCGAGAAATGAACAATCGCCCGATCTGCATGAGCGTATCGCGATCCACATAACCGGTGTGACCGGCGGCGGGGCGGAACGGATTCCAGATAATAAGCATTGAGCCTTTGTTGTTGCCGTTGACAGGCTTGCCGGTGTCAGCGCGGATGAATGACAGGCGCCCGCCAGTGATGAAACGCACCTCAGTGCACGCCTGCCGCGCTGCTTTGAACCAGCCGACCGATGTGTCAGCCGGAACCAGCATCACCGTGCCGATGCCGTTGGCGCATTCCAGGCTGGCTTTCTCCACCCATGGCGTGATGTCGGAATAGGGCGGATTGCACCAGACGAAGCCGCTGCCAAAGTGCTGGAGCCAGTTAACCTGCAGCGCTTCCTGCTGCTCTGTGAGGTAGTGCTGGTGCAGCGCGTTCTCAGCGGAGGCGGCCACGTCTCCGACGAAACGGAACTCAGCGTTGATGCCGGCGAACAACTCCGGCGGCGTGCGCCAGCTGTCTCTGTGTTCCAGCGGCGTATTGCTCGCATGCTCGGTCATGCCCGAACCTCCCGCGCCGAACGCAGCAGGCGATCGAACTGATACACCTGACTGTTCTCCCGGCACTCATCAAAGATGCAGTTGTAAGCTATCGGCATGCCTCGCCGCGCTACCGGCGTGACTTCATCACTACCAATTTGACGGATAGCCGCATCGGGATCTGACAGCCAGCAGGTGGAAGAATTTTTGTGCTTGTGGCGCATCACCTCGCCCTTATCAACCATGTCGCTGAGCATCGACATCGCAGCCTTGTGGGTGCCGCCTTGCTGCACGACGTACAGATAAATGCTGGTGGAAGTGGTGGTGCCGTGGCGCAGCAGGTACGCCAGAATTAATTTGCGTGTAGTCATGGGAACCTCGGGCAAAAAAATACCGCCAGGCGGCGGTGATGTGCGATGAAAAAAAAGAAACCCGCTCGGGGCGGGTTATTTTATTAGTCCGAACTCATAGTTCAGATTGACTACCTGCTCTCTGTCGTATTCAAAGCAGTAGTCCCATGACTCTCTATCGCGGTGCTCACGCGCCAGCTGCCAGCGCCAACCGTTAACATCCATCACGCGGCGAACCTTACGCTTAATAACCGTGTCGATGTCGAAGATAGCGCCGCCACCGGAACCAATACCGTTTCGCAGAACACCCAAGTCAACCTCAACCACGCGACCCAGCTTAGGCATTCGATGCCGAGGCAGCTTCATGTAATCGTCAATTTCCATACTCACCTCACTGCTGCTGGTTAGCCTGCTGCTGCGCCATTTTCTGGCAGAAGTCAGCTCGATTTGCTGCCCATTCCTGATTACCGCCGCGAGCATTGGCTCTGGCGGCTGTCCAGAAATCAGCAGCGACATTAAAATCGCCGAGGCGCTCACGCACCGCGGCATTCGTGGAAAGGTTTCGGTAGGCGATGGTCATCATCAACCTGCCATACGCATAGCGCTGCGCTTCTGGTGGTTGGGGTTGGCTTCGAATTTCGCAGCCAGTGAAGGATCGGCCTGAGCCGGGTTTTTCTGGCGCGCATCGAGCCAGGCTTCAACTTCATCGCAGTTCCACGCGACAGTTCGGTTGGTAAGCTGGAAGCGCTTCGGAAACTCGCCGCGCTTTTCCATCTCAGTGATGGTGTACTCAGACAGTGGAACCTTTACCAGCAGCTGGTCTTTACGGATTGCACCTTTCATAATTTCTCTCCAAAGAAAAGGGCGCTCTGCGGCGCCCTGTGGTTTTCACTGGTGTTGGTTAAACGTATTCGGCACGCATATCGGCTAGGGTGATGCTGAAGCCTTCGTAAAAATCGCCCAGCTTGCCCTTAAGCTTCTGCAGTTCTGCTTCAACCTTCTGGAAAGTTTCTTTCGCGTCCGGCGCGCTGCTGTCCAGACTGTTGATCGCTGCTTCAATCTGGCGGCGCGCGTCGTGGTGCTGGTACACCTTTCCAGCGCGAGAACGCAGCGAACGGAACGTTGATTCAGTCAGGCTATCTTTTGCGGCGTTAATCGCGTTGCCTGCTGCCTCAGCGCTCTCAACGCTGTTAGCTTCCTCAATCATTACGCCGAGCTGTCTGATTAGCTCAGCGTCTTCCTGTGGCTGCTCAGCGTTTGATTGTTCGCTGCCGATCAGAGTGTTCAGCTCGGCGGTGCTGCGCGCCGGTGTGATGTCGCGTTCGCCGCGTGGTGCTTCGTCCAGCTCATCCGGCGTGTATACGCCCAGCAGCACGTCAGGAGCATGCAGGCGCGCCCAGCGCTTAGTGCACAGGTATGCCAACTGCTGCTTCGGATCCTGCTCCCACAGTGGCGAATTTCGCACGCCAGCCTGCGCCATGCTGATGGTCAGTTCGCGCGGTTCGCTCTCGCCTTTGATGACGGCTGACACCGTAACGGTCAGGCCATCCGACTTATCGTTTTTGCCGGTGCACTTCGACCAGTCGCCGCTCCAGCTATAATTAATGCGGCTGGCGAGAAGGTTGGAGGAGGACACCACCGCATTCACCAGCTGCGCCTCGTAGCCCAGCGCGCCGTTAACGATGTGCGTTTTCTGCGCCACCGCGTAAGGGTTCATACCCCACTGCGCCGCCTGCATGGTGACAGCCAGGCAGTCAGCAGGCTTGCCTCGCAGGTGCTGCGGGATTGCCACAACGCCCTCTGACATCACCTGTGCAAACTGCTGCAGCTGCATCAGGCTTTGTGGGTTGAAGATGGTAGCGGCGGTGCTGGTGGACTCGTTCGTGATTAACTGATTGGCCATGTCATTGATCCTGTTTGCGCGCCCACGCCGGGCGACTAAGTTTTTCAATTCCGCCCCAGCTGTTGCTGATGCGGCACTGGTGATAGGTGTTCAGATCCCGGCGGTAAAGCCGGTGACCTGCTTCGGCGTCTTCCGGTTCAAGTTCGAAGACGCGTACCGGATAGCGGCCACAGTCGATGGTTTCGCTTACTGCGATAAACACGAACTGCGGGTATTCGTAGAAATGCTGATAGAAGCCGTCGCAGTACATTGCGTGCTGCACGTGATAACGAAACTCCTCGACGTGACGCGCGAAGCGGTCCATGTCTGCCACTTTCTTCACGTCCACGATTACCGGCTGCCCGGTGAGGTAGCGATCCGGCCTGATACGGCACAGCTCGCCGGTCTCTTCGTCATCCCAGTAAATGGATGCTTCGCAGTGGCCATCAGCTTCCAGTAACCACCGCGCTGGTGGGTAGGCCATTGCGCTGCCGCGCATTAGCTGGAGCTTGCGGCCCTGCTCGGCGTCCATCACTGTTTTGCCCAGGCCTTCGCAATCTTTAAGGAATGCGGCTTCATCGGCTTTGCCCTGGTTGGAGCGGCGGTTGAACTCTGGTGCGACGATAAAGCGCTTATCGAACTCCTCCGGCTCCAGCAGCAGGCAGTGCAGGGCGGTACCCATATCCAGCGCTTTCAGCTTTTCGGTATCAACGGGCGCAGTTTTGCGCCACGGGATAACCGCCGGGTTAACAGCCACGGCGTCGAGCATGGATTTACTGACACCGGCACCCGCGTGATAAGCCTCGTTGCTGATGTCCAGATAAAGCCCCGGATCAACCGGGGCGAATTGCGGGGGATTAACTGTCATTGGCGTGAACCTCGGCGAACATTACTGGCCCGAGAAACTCACGCAACTTCCAGTCGCTTTCAGCCTGTGCAGTGCAGACGCGATGCACCAAATCCGCATATGCGTCCTGCGCTTCGTCGGTCAGGAAGCCAGGCAGATTTTTGAACTGGAAAGGATTGGCAAGCGTTGTCAGATCTTCCGGCCACTTGTCTTTCAGCTCTTCCGCCCGGTCGCAGATCCACTGTTCGCGCAACAGGGTATCTTCATAAACCTGCTGGCGCTGCGCCTCCGCGATGTAGTGATTTGAATATGCACCCATTGCCGTTACTCCATTTCAGCCGCGCAGCTGGCGGCCATCTTTTGTGTGAATGCCCACTGCACGCCTTCAGAGAAATCAGCGAACGATTTCTGAATGCCGAGGCCGCAGACGGTAATTAAATACATCTTGTTCTGGTAACTAAATTTCATAGCGAACCTCGTTAGTTACCGTTTTGGTAACGATTTATTCCACGCCAGCGCCCGGCCAGACCATAAGCCTGGAGGACAATTTTTCGGAACTGGTCGCGGTTAACGGTTTCAGAACTACGGGAAGATAAACAGGTGATCCGCCAGAGATACCGGCAGGCAAGCCGCGTCACGACTAGCGTTTCTCCCGTTCTGCTGGTGATCGCCATAGCTATCTCCTGACAGGTAGATGGGTTAACTGCTGTCACTTTCCAGACAGGCATTCCGGTTTGACGGGTTATCCGTGCCATCTGGTGGGCGGCCAGATTAAGGGTTGTGATTGCCCGTTCCTGATTTTTAAAGAGCTTTATAATTACCAAAATGGTAACTGTTGAGCCTAATAATAATCAGATCGCAGGCGGTGTCAATCGTTAACGAGAGAAAAAGTTACCAAATTGGTAATTAATTTTGACGTGACTGGTTAGCAGCCAGGTGGCTGGGGATGACATGCAGGGCAGGCGCTGACGGTAAATTTTCATGAAATACCGTCGCCGGTTTCCGCGTGCGTGCCGCGGCTATACCGACAGGGGGAAGTGGGTTAGCCCTTCTTACTCTGGCTGATCACGAACTCGATGAAGCTGTGAATTTTCTCTTTCTCATCTTCCGGCAGCGCGTGATAGGCGTCCCGGTCATATGTGATCTGACGTGAATCAGCAGACGGCATAAGCAGTTCATAGCCATAGCGACCAAATGCACCGGCAATGCTGTTAATGACGCTGACAGTCGGATCTACTTCGCGGCTCAGAACGCGCTGAATAGTGGACTGTGAAACAGAGCTGGCTTTCTGCAGTTTCCCCTGTGTGTTCAGGGTTTCGCTGCTATCCATCCACTCGCGCAGGTTGCGTGAGATGATTGCACCAATCGCAGTATCAGCTACCTCAGGTGTCGAATTTTCGCGGTCGCGATCCATCCAGTAACTTTCCAGGGCAAGCTTCGTTTCTATCTTTCTCGCCGCATTGCCGCCTATCGGTTTCACACCGCTCCACCTGCTGACCAGGTTGGGCTGAACGCCTATAGCTTCAGCAGTAGCGGTCTTGTTTCCGCCAAATTGCGTCTCGATGATGTAAATCAGATTGGAGCGTCTGATCTCTGTGATAGATCTCATTTGTTTCCCGGATAGATAATTCGTATGTGTTGCTGAACAGGCCATATTGTGGCCCAAGTTACCAATCTGGTAAATTAACCAAAATGGTAATTATCATTGCTTCCCGCCACCAGTTAGGTAACAATCAATGAGTTGAAATCGTTATCTGGAGGCCCGTATGCAGGCTTTTGACTTCAAAGAGTTCTGGCAGGGTTTGTCATCCGCTGAAAAGAAGCAGCTGGCAGACGAAGCCGAGACCACCAAGAAATACATCGTGACACACCTGGTATATAAGCGCCGCGTTCCAAGTCGTAACCTTATGAATAATCTTCATAAAGCATGTATCAGCATTAACCCGGAAATCAGCAAAGATCAGCTGGTTTCGTTCTTTTACTCCGCAGCCTGACCAACACCAGCCCCCATTATGCCGCCATCCCCGGCGGCTTAGTTCTCAGAAAAGTCTGCTAAATTCCCTTACAAATCATACAATCGTTACCAAATATTCATTTATGACTTGATCTTGTCGCTGGTTGCGTGAAAATAGCCAAAGATAAATAACAAGCGAAGGTCACAATTATGAAAATTGTTACGCAGCGTCACGCGCTTGAGAACGGCCTGACGCGTTATTACACCGGCAAAAAGTGCATTCACAACCATGACAGCGAGCGTTATGCCGTCAGCGGAGAGTGCGTTGCGTGCAATAACGAACGGGCGAAGAAAGCGGCTAAGGCCCGTTCAGATCTGTTGAAAAAATCCAAACAGGCACGTCAGGCGGCTGCATGAAAGTAAAAGCCAACACGGGAGGCTTATATGGCCGGTGACTGGATAAAAATTGAAATTGCCACATCTCAAAAGATTGAGGTTTTCCAACTGGCGGAGATTCTCGATCTCGATGTGGACACCGTTCTCGGCAAGCTTATGCGCCTCTGGTGCTGGGCCGATGTGAACACCATAAATGGTCACGCTCGCAGCGTGACAAAAAAGCTACTAGATCGTGTCGTTGACTGTGACGGATTCGCGACAGCTTTGTTAGATGACAGAGTTGCATGGCTGGAAGAAGGCGAAAATGGCGATTTATTGTTTCCGAATTTCGACCGCCATAACGGTAAAGGAGCGAAGAAACGCGCCACTGACGCGGAACGGCAGGCAAACAAGCGCGCAAAAGACGCTGATGAAACTGTCAGTAAATCGTCACGCTCACAGCGTGACAAAAGCGTGACCAGAGAAGAGAAGAGAAGAGAAGATCTAAAAGATAAAACCCCACATAACGCGCGCGAGAATTTTTCGACTCCATCCCCAAAGGCAGCGAACGCCATCATCGATAACCATGTGCCACCGTCAGCCGGTGCAATGGTGGATGGAAAGTTCACGATGTTCGAAGGCTGGCAGCCATCGGCAGACTTCGTCCGGCTAGCATCACTGTGGGGGTTCAGGCTTGATAAACCGGCCACACCTGAAGAGATAGCCAGCTTCGCCAGTTACTGGAAGGCAGAGGGCAAGGCGTTTCACCAATCGCAATGGGAACAAAAGTTAGCTCGCAGCCTGGTTGTCGTCAGAGCCAGAAAAGCTAAAGAGCCTGAATCAGTACCACACTGGAACAGCCGCGAAGGCTGGGAGAATTTTATATGAACCGTGATCTGTTTGATGCAGTACAAAACCGCAACGGGGTGGCACTGGCCAGCATGGCTAATCAGGGTCAGCCGACCGGTGACAACGTTGTGAACTTAGAAGCGGCCAGACTGGTGGATAAGCTGTTCAATCAGCTGAAGCTGGTATTCCCGGCAGCAGAGCAGACCGCACTGAAAAGTGATGCTCACGAAACCGCAGCCAAACGCCAGTGGACAGCAGCGTTTGCCGAGGGAGGTATTCGCACCCTTGAGCAGCTTTCAGCCGGCATGCGACACGCTCGCGCCAGCACATCACCATTCTGGCCGTCGCCTGGACAGTTCGTGTCCTGGTGCAAAGACAGCACCACCGTGCTCGGCGTCAGCCTTGAAGAGGCGATGGACGAATTCCGCCGCTACAACCGCGACAAAGGGCAGTACACCACACCAGAGGCTTTCAGCTGGAGTAAGCCGATCATGTACTGGCTCGTGACTGAAGCGCGCCGCGCGATGTATCAGCGCTGCATGACAGAGCCGGAAGTGGAAAACTTCATGTCGCGCAAGATGGCGGAATGGTCGAAGAAAGTCGCAGCAGGCGAACAGGTACCGAATCCGGTGCAGACGCTGGACAAGCCGATCCCGGTGCAGACAGAACAGCACTCGTTCACTGAGGCCCACGAACACCGGAGCATGCCGAACGCGGCCTATCTTGGGAGTGTCACCCCGGCCCAATGGCTGTACGAAGAATACAAGCGACGCAAGGCATCAGGCATGAAGGTTTAGCTATGCCCAAAATAATTACCAAAAAGGTAATTTAATGTTGAAAAAGACGGCTTAACACTTGAAAAGAATTACCATAATGGTAATTATATCACCAATAAGGTAATGCACGATGCGTAAGAAACTCCAGGCGCTGGGCCGGTTGAAAGCTGGCGCCATGAACAAGACCGAACAGGCATACGCACAGCAGCTGGAGCTGCGCCTGCGCGCCGGGGAAATCGCCTGGTACCGGTTCGAAGGTATCAAGCTGCGGCTGGCGGATAAGACGTTTTACACGCCGGATTTCGCAGTAATGCAGGCAAACGGTGAGCTGGAACTGCACGAGGTGAAAGGTTTCTGGACCGATGATGCGAGGGTTAAAACCAAAGTGGCCGCCGACCAGTACCCGATCCGCATCATCGCAGTGTCAGCGCGCAAGGCTTCCGCCGGTGGCGGCTGGGAAATCGAGGAGTTCTGAAATGGCAGTCAGCGCGAACAAAGCAGCGGTTATAGCGTACGTCGCATGCGCCGCAGCAGTGACAGCAGCATTAGCGCTATCAGGCGGTGCACTGAACGAAACGGATGTGCTGCTTGCAGGCTCTGGCGTGCTGATTATCTCCACTCTGTGTGCGGCATTCGTGCACGAGTTGTTCCGTAAAACGAGTTAAAAACAGCGCGCTAAAACGTGTTAAGTGCGCAAAACGTAATATCACGCAACGGTCTGAGGTGAAAAATATATATGGAAAATCAACAGTTAAGCCAAGTTAATAGCAAAGATTTAGTTATCGGTGGTCATAAGCTTGCTAAGGCTATGGGCAATGATTACGTGGCTGAGTTAGCTACGCGCCTCGATGTGGCGCTGGTTCGCGGTGACGCTCACATGCAGGCTGAAATGGTTTGGGAAAAATCCATGATGGAAGCAATTGGCGAGGATGGCGTGGGCTGTGTGGTTAAAGCGATAAATGCTCTGAAAGCAGAACGTGACGCCCTGCAGCAAAAGCTGGATGAGGCGCAGGAAGAAATTTCCCGCCGCGATGCGATATTTATCCCGGTTTATCCAGATGAGAACCTGATGAATAAGCTAACAGACGTTTTTCACGACACGGCCAAGATTCATTGCGATGAGGATGGAGTGTATATAGACAACGCGGAGCTTGTCATCACTGCGGTAATCAACCACTACCTACAGTCACCAGATCGCAACCAACTCCACACTGGCAACACCGAAGGAGCGAACCATGCGTGA